TAATTTTACTTCCATTCCTAGAAGTGTCTTAACTTGGTTTACTATTTCTTTCGCGTTCATTTTATTTTTTATTTAAAAACTTAGACTTTTTTTATCTGTTACAATTTTAGTTGCTCACACTTGTGATTGTGCGTACTGTATTCGTGTTTGTAACATTGGACACTCCTTGTCCTTCAGTTGCTCCAATACCTTGCTGTGATAGTTCGCCTTCACAACATTCTTTTGAATAAGTGCCATCTTTACATAAGCATCCACGATTACCGCCTACTGGACTTGTTGTTTTTTTCTTTGCCATATTTATAGTGTATAATTGTTACGTGTTTCTAAATGGATATTCTCCATGTTTTGGAATACCCCGAATAACAACGGTGTTTGCTCCGATATAAAGTCTGCAATTACCGTTGGTGTTATATCTACTGTGTTTAAAACCTTTCTACTGTCTACATAGTGACATATTTCCATTGTGGTAGGTTTTACTATTAACTGCGATTGCTCATCGTTAAGTTCTTCTTGTATGCATTCTAAAGTAAATGTTGCCATATTATAATGAATAAACTCCCAATAATGTTAAATCAAACTGCCCTGTGTTTGTGATAGCTGTACCCATACAGCGAGATGCACAAAAATTAAGTCCTTGTGTGTCTAATGGTAGGTTTGTTGAAATAGTACCTTCTGCAATTTCTCCTAATTCGTTATTAGTAACTCGATAAATTACATCCGTTCCACTATTTGCATTATATAACTCTATCGAATAAGTTGTAGTCATTGCTGCTCCTGCCGTTCTGTTAGCTGGGAAGTTTGCTCCTAAATCTACTTTAGTACAAGTTCCTGATCCATCGTTGTGGAATATTTGCAAGTTAGCATCAGCAGCATCAGAACCTACACCAATAACATTAAGCATTGAAGCAACCGTTGTAGTATCGTTATATGTTAGGTCTGTTGTTTGCCCAATCATTCCGTAGAATTGACGACATCCACTTCCATAAGCTGTGTCACTTATATACACCTCACAAACATATCTCCAACCACCACCCATATACCAAAGTAATGCAGAACCTCTTGTGCCTGTATATCTACCTGTACTTACCACCGAAGCATAGAAACCTTTTCGAATTTGCTTAGTTGCAAAGTTTGTAGATGCTACTGATCGCGCAATAGTTGAACCTGTAGTTGCTATAGTTACACCTCCAGATGTTGTTTCCGTGGTTGAGTTGTTTGCATACATTACACCTCGCATCTGTTCATGTGCAGTTACCGCAGGCATTAAACCACCACTTGGTTGATTTGTCCAAAGACCAGTTCCTACATTATAGCTTAATACATCTCCTTGTAATGGCGAAGTTATTTGTACGTTATGTAACTCATCAATCTCATAACCATTTTGAATAGCTACTACTATCTTTCCATTAGTTGGATGAGCATAAGCCACATATCCAATAAACACAGAGTTAGCAGGTTTTGCAGGTGGTGTAGTTGCTACCATTCCACCAGCTGTAGAACTTAACCAAAGTGTGTTACCGTCTGCGAATGCACTTGTGTCTACATTGTGAAATATTCCACTCGTTATAATTGTTCCATTACTGTTATTTGCAATTGCATCTAAAGTTAGGCCGATAGTCTTTGATGAGGTTGCTTCCGTATCTGCATCTGCTAATAATATAGTAGGCATCTGACCTGTGGCACCACCAATATATACAACCGAAGCTTTAGGAATTGTAGAACCTGTTGTGTTCCTTACATCTAATACTTCTTTTTCTGCACTATCTACTACGCCATCGTTGTCCGTGTCATATACGGATTTAAGCATGTCGCCTTGAGTAGCTGAGTTAACCCATGCAGAACCGTTGTAAGTTAATACTTGGTTAGTAGTTGCACCTGCTATTGTAACATCCGTTAAGTTGTCTAAACTTGGTGTTATATAAGAACTTCCTTTTGCGCTATTCTGTGCCATTACGTAGTGTAAAATAGGTTATAAGATAGGTTAGCATTGCCCGAATAAACAGATACTATGTCTGTGTTTTTAAGCACCACACCACCTGTTAAAATAAATGTGTCATTAGCATCAATCGGAAGATCATAATACAAATAATGTGAATCGTCTATTGCTGCACCTAATGGCCTTAGAGCAACTCTAAATGTAGTTGCAGTACCACCAAGGTTACATATAGAAATAGAACTCACTACGCAATCTGCCGTAGCTGTGTATAATGTGCTTAATGTTGTTGCACTTGGTTTTAATCTCGCGTTGCCTAACATCCTTGAAATAAAAAGACTGTTTTATAATCGGTTGTTGCAGTCACTACTAAATCATTTTCTAACTGAGTTAATAGGTCTGCATAACTTATACTTTGTGCCGTTTCTGTGTTATTATCATAATACAAAAAGTCGGTATTACTTATGGAAGTAGTTTCGTTATACCTTATATAGTATGGTATTTTATCCATGCTTAGAAATAATTTCTTTTATCTTGGCAATTAATACCTCATCCTCATTCTGTAGGCTCATCTCTAATTTGTCTGCGAAATATCCCTCTATAGAAAATCCTTTAACTTTCCCTTCTTTGACATCACTCCAAACCTTATCATTATTTACCTTCATAGAAATCATCCACGTTCCTAAAGGTAGATCGAAGCCATACTTCTTAGATTTATCGTGTTTCTCATCCTCTATAATCCAAGACTCGACAACACTTAGTCCATTCAACTTATCTTTATGTTCGTAGGTAGCGTTGTTCTGGTTAGATCGCATTAAGAATAACTCAGAAGCTTTGCGTACAGTCTGCTCAGAAAAATATATGTAGTATTCCTCATCCTTTTCGTTTCGTCTGTATATGTGCTTGTTTGGTATTAACGCTGCACCCATCAATAAGCGTTTCTCTGAATCTATTTCTTTAAGCATTACTTCATGCTTGTTCAAGGCTATGAAGTTCTCTTGTATCGCAGGATTTTCTACCACACTAACTGCTTCAATTCCACTTAAAGAATCATCCTCATTTATAACTAACTCGATTATCTTATTCATATCTTAAAAACCTTAAAAGTTAATTTTGTTGCATTATGGGAAACTAGAGTAACTTATTTGCTTTCTATCTAATTCCTGTGCGCTTGTTATTTGACCACTTACTACATAGGCCTGTATAGGTTGGTTTAATCCTGCTAATGGATTTGCTCCTGCGTTACCTACTATGTTAAAGTTGGCAGGTGTTGATGTACCATTGGCTCCTCCACCAGCTGGTGGAGGTGGAGATGGAGGTGGAGGTGCGCTACCTCCTCCTAATGCTTGTAATGCTTTAGCAGTTGATGCAATATTGGCTGCTATACCTATACCTGCAGAAATATTATTTCGTGCAATTACAGGAACGGCTGCCGCTCCACTTGTTGCTATTGCTTGTGGTGTTAATAATGCTGCTGCATTTGCTGCTTGTGTATTGATAATTATTTTCGCTACACCTAATGCACTCTCAGCTATGATGGCAGCTTTTTGAAAATTCTTGTCCTTCTCAAAAACTCCTCTTAAAATTCCTATGGCTTGAATTGCCATGTCAATATCGTTTTGCCTTAATTCTTCTTTATGCTGATATATTGATGCATCTATTATTGCTAACTCTGCTGCTCTTCTTTTTTCTAGTTCTTTAATATCATAGTGATATTGTTTTGCTTGTTGAATTAAATAAAAATACTTTTCGTTTACGGCATCTATTTCTAATTGTTTAGCACTAGTAGTATTTTGTCTATATAATTCGTCAAATGTTTCTTTATCATCTAATTGCTTTTGTTGAGCATCTTTTAAATCTTGGTTTTGTTTATCTAAATATTTTTTGTTTATATCATCTAATTCTTTTTGCCTTGCTTTCTCCAATAGAGTAGTATCTTGTTTGTACTGTTTAGCGCGTAGTAATAACTCAAAATATTTATCCGTTACGGCTTGTACTTCAAGTTCTTGATTTGTTTTTAATTTATTTAGATATTCATTTTCTGTAGCTTCTTGTTGAGAAATGAATTCATTAAATGCATTTTGCTCATTTATATAACCTTCTCTTCTTGCAGCTATGCGTAATTCTCTAAGTTCTTTTTCTCTTTCTTTTTGTCTTTCTGCTCTTTGTTTAGCTAATTCTTCTGCTCTTTGTTCTTCTGCGGTTAATTCTCCAGTCCTTGCTCCTGCTTTTTTAAGTGCATCTATCTTTTTTTGTATTGCTTTTTCAGATTCATTTATTGATTTAATTTGTTTGTCTAATGATAAAGTTGATTCATTTTGTATATCAGTAAACTTTTTTGCTGCCCTAGTAGCATTTTCACTAGCCGTATTAAATCCTAAAAATCCGTTTTCAGCACTTTCCCCATAGGTAATAGTCCAGTTGGATGCATTTTCTAATGCTTCTTGTTGTAGTTGAAGTTGTAATTTTGATTTTTTTGTATATGTTTCTTCACGTATTGATGCTAGTGCTTTAGCTTCTGCTTGTAATTTTAATAACTGTATATTATCAGTCAATTGTTTGTTTATGTCTTCAATACTATCCTTTTCTATATTTATATTTTTTAAAAGACCTGGATAATCTGCTTGGAATTGCTTTATTAATTTTACTTTTTCTTTTCTTGATAATGTTTCATCCTTTAATGAATTGCTTAATTTATCAGCTGCATTTAATTCTTTACCAATAGATTCTAACGATTCTTTTAATACTCGATTATTTAATCGTTGCTCATCTGTTGCAGCACCTAATGCTTGACTAATTTTTTCCCAATTAGTTGCTAGTTGTTGCAATCCTAATAATAATAAACCAATACCAGTAACAGCAAATGCTTTACTTGCATTTGTCATCCCTGCAAACACATTTTTAACAACTGCTCCTAATTGTACAAATGAATCTTTAGCTTCTAGTGCGCCTTGAATACCTTGCGATAAGGCCATTGCACTCTGTACTTTCAATAAGGTTTGCTGTAAATCTTCCGATTCAACACCTATTAATCCTAATGCACCTTCATATGCTTGGAATCCGTTTAGAACTCCACCAATAGAATTACTTAATGCATTGAATTTTGCATCTGGATTAAATGCATCTGTTAAGTCTTTAGCATCTGCAATGGCATCTTTTAATTCTGCTGCTCTTTTTGCTGCTTGTACAGCTTCTCTTGATGTAGCACCAAATTTCTCTGATAGTTGAGTAACTTCATTTTGTGCTTCGCGGAGTTGTGCTTTTAAGGATTTTACGTTGTCCTTAATCTCTAGTTCTATATTTACCTTTTCAGCCATTTAACTTCTTTTTATTTAATAACTCCCTTCGGCTTTGTTTGTACATCTCTTTAATGCTTGAGGGAATTTTATACTTCCCCTTTGCTATGTCTATTGCATTTGATTTACCAATGAAATCATCTATTTGCAACATGTCTATAATGCTTTTTATCATGCTCCTAACTGTATAAATGGTATATCTATTGATTCTGTATCCCCATTTTCATAGGTATAATCTATATAAATTCCGTAATCTAATTCTCCTCCTGTTTCCGTTCTATAGTTTTGGCCTTCCTCAGTAATAAAATTATCCTCTATTTCAGTAATCATATACTCTGTTGGAGTAGGGTTCTCAGGTACTGTAAATGTTATAATCGCTTCCTCTGTGAATGTACTAGGCGAAGCTGTTATACCACTAGCACCTACTTCAATTTCACCTAATACAGCACCATTTGGTAAGAATCCTGCCCATTTAATGTCACCACCTTTCCACCATATCTTAGGTAGTTTTACTGTTTTTACAGGTCTAAAGTCTAATATTAGTTGTAAGTCTACCTCACCAGTAGTAAGATTAGACTTCATCTCATTTATAGTATACCGTTTATCTCTAATTATTAACCTGTCATTTAGGCGAAGCTTTGTCATTAAGCTAATAGGGAAATGTGCCTTAACATTTAATACTCTATTTTTTGCTTGATATAAATTCAAGATATAGTTAGAATAATATACTTGGTATGCACTATTCGGTATGTTTTCTAAAAGCAAAGACGAAATATCATTTCCCCAATTTAAAGAATACTGTAAATTGTTATATTTTAAATCTTGTCCGAATGGAATATAAAAGTCTTGCAAATAACCACCCGAACCTGAATCAAAATAAAAACCAGTAGAATATGTCCTATCATATTTATATAATAAAATAGGTTTTGGTATATACGGCTTATAGGTGTCTTGTTCTAAGCAATATCCTACTTGTAGACCAGTTGGAAGTATATCTCCATCCTGTTCATAAGTAAATTGCTGTTGTAGTAAGTTTTCAAAAGGAACTTTAGTAACATATTCTTCTCCATCGTAATCAAATGCTTGTTCTAAAGAACCGTATTCTTTATCATTCAGTTGCTTGAATTCAGTATTCATGAATGATCTAGATTCCTCATGTTCAAAACTTATACGCTTGAATAGTTTGATGCGTTCTACATCTATAGAATCTATATCTGTATGTTGCGTTATATCCCACAAATAACCTTTTGCATACCACTCGTCTAGTGTATCTATTTGGAAAGTGTCTGTAGTTTTTCCTGTACACATCAAATTGAACTGCTTAAATACACCTGCGACAAAGTCTGCTACTTTCATATCTGGCATATTATCTGCCAAGTTAACATTTGTAACTACTAATTGTGAAGGTGACGCAATATTTGTAGAAGCATAAGAACTGACATTTAAGAGTGCTACAGGATTGCTTATTTCATAATACACATATACATTGTACAGAGTAGTTTGCGTGCCGTATATCTTAAAAGTAAATTTTTCGTTTAATCCGTTTACATTATCCGTATTAAAGAATTCAAATGTATTGCCGTTTGTAGTTGAATCTCCTGTTAAAGTAGTATAAAGTAATCCATTTTTAAATACCTGTAAATACCATGTGCCAGTATATACCGTTACACGTGCCTGTACTTTATGCGAAGCATTAGGTATAGATACATAACCTACTTGTAAGTAGTCCGTAGTAGTATTAAAGAATGTGCTATTATCCGTTGTAGTAAAATCCACAGGGTAAACAGGGCTATATACCTCAAACTTTTCTTTGTTCTTTAGATATAAAAAGCAGTCAGTAAATCGTTTATCACTTAAGAATGTTCCTGACCATGTAATACCATACTTATCTTCTATAGCATCAAATATTCTTTTGATTTTTATAGCAGGAAATAACTCCGTATAACTTATTGGATAGGTAGGAATTGCATTAGCAATGTCCGTTGTTGATCCATCTCCATATGTCCAAACTCTTTTACTAGATATTAAAGGATAGCGCACATCGTAATCCGTAGCCGTAGTCACTCTATTACGAACTTCTGTGCCATTGTATGTATGTGTGTAGTTGGACATATCTAAAGAGATAAGTTTGTCATCTCCAAATATATCCGATAAGCTTCTTAAATCACCATAGAACGTTATAGTATAACTCTCAGGCATTCCATTCTTTAGGTTAGCTTTTTCTAGTTGTATCTTTCCTGTTCTGAATGGTGAATGGTCTATGTCTATTTTTGCTTCCCTACGTAACTGAAAGTTTAAAGTAGTATCTACATCCGTTTGGTAGAAGTGTTGGAATATTTCATTGTTTCTCTCACTTGCTGGTACGGTGAAGCTTTGGCTAAAATCTGTGAATATCTTAGCTAAGTCTTTATAATTTTGATAGGATGAGTTTACTACTATATTCTCATCGTTGAATAGTTCTATTCTTTCACCTTCAATATATACGCTTATCTTCCTCATATTACAGTATTGTTAAAGTCATATGCGTACTCAAACTCTAGTTGATAATTGATAGTCTTGTTGTTTATGTGTTTTTGTAGTTCTACATTCTTGGTCATTAGTTGTACAGGCGAATCATTCAAAAGTATGCGTTCACTCATTAGTATGTCTCGTATTACCTCTGCGTAGTCATCACCTCTCCAATCGGAGTTAATTACTATACTTTCTTTTGTTATAGTGTTAAATGCTTTACGTTGCCCCTCTCTAACATCATAGTTATTTACTGTGCTTTGTAGTAGGTTGTAAACACTATTCTCTTTGCTTGTACTGGATTTGCTTGCTTTAAAGAAAAATTCTCTTTGCCATGCTCCGTACTTATTAATGAAATCCACAACCATAGGAATATATTTACATTCTATTTGTGGCTTAAATGTAGACTCCCATAGCACGTTATTAGAAGCATCTGTTACCTGTGTGATGCATCCATTATCATAATAGTTTACATATACTCTAGGGAATGTTTTAACACCAGTCTGCGTGAATGTATTGGTTTGTGTCAATCCTGTATTTAACTCGGTGTATTTAACCTTATACCCTGCCGTTACATATAGCGTAATATCTCCTGCTCTTTTTAGTTTGTCGGTAGATAGAACAGCGGAACTATCATACTCATAAAGATAAGTACCTTCATCAAGTAAATAATTACCTCTATCGTAGTTATAGCCATCGGTGTAATTAGTCCATCCATCAAATGCTAGATACGTTGTAGTATCTAACAAGGTGAATGTTGAAGTTAGTTTCTTATATCTCTTTATTTCTACATTACAATACTGTGCTGTAGCTAGTGAATCTCCTACTACGTTATAGTTATTAGGAAAAGATATGTGTGAGATATATTCCTTTATATATGGCGAAACGTTGTAATATGTCGCACGGTTAGAAGTGCTTGGTATTAACTTACTAAGTGAGTAAGTAGGTGATACAGGCGCACTCCCTGAATTCCAAATCCTAATCTCTACTTTTGTTTCGATTTGGCTTGTTTCGTTTATTGTAACTATAAACGGTGATCTACAAAATATATTTGCCATTTTATTTCTTAATGCTCATTTTAAATAACTGAGTTGCCTCTAATCCGTATTCCTTAGCTAATTCATCTGGTAAGTTCTTATATGCTTCCTGAAATGGTTTTGTAAAGAATAGAGTTGGTTTCAATCCTTTAGCGTAAATACTCTTAGTTATTAACCATGCAGTTGATTTATAAGACATGAATTTTTTACTTCGCTTATCTCTAAACTGAAACCTTCGTGCCTTTACCCATTTCTCTATAGCTTCAGTCAATCCACCTTTCTTACCTCTACCTGATCCAAACTTAAAAGTTGATTTTGGCGCACGTGAACTTGACCTTTTACCCTTAACACCTTGATCTTGAAATTCACCATATTCTTCCATTTGGAAATATACACCTATAGAGTTAGGCATTACTTTCACCTCGCCTTTAATGGAGTTGTATAGCTTTTTAGACACGTTCCTATCTCCATTTGTTAGATTCGCCTTTGCTCTGCTTGTAACGTGTTTTACAAACCTATCTAAAGCTTTCTGTATTTTCTCTTTATCTTGCATTAGCAGATAGTCATTTCATTAGGTATCTGTACATCAAAAGTCATAGTCCAACCTGCAATGCCAGACTCAAACCTATCAGTAAATGGTTCGCAACTTGCACTACCTACTACTTGGAAATTATTAGAATATAGGTTTCCCCTTCTTAAAGACTCATACAGGCGATTTAAGACCATTAATTGCGTGTTCATGATGTCTTGCTCATTATCGTTACCTCTAAACGCGTCAGGCTCCTCTTTTGATATGTCTAGCACATCCATTGCCATGATAGAGATATTCAACTGTATAACATTATCTATGAACGTGGATGAGTTTACCACTATGTGAGATAGTGGAAAGATAGTCTGTTTGTTTAGGTCTATCTTGTACACCGATCCCTCGCTAACTGTGTTTACAAATGGATCGCTATCTAAATGGGTTTTAAGTGTGTCTAGTACGTGGTAGTAACTCATTTTATTTGCCGTTTAAGTCTTCTTGTTTCGATTTCGTTTTTTTGTTTTTCAAACGTGAGGTAGGTGAGGCACTTAAGTAATCCCATTCTGGTAACATCGTCAAATCTTGTTGGATCGCCTTTAGCAATTGCGTATATTGAATGATACCATCCCCATTGTTTTCCAAATTGTGCTTCTTCTGAGTATTCGTTGAGGTCATCTCCTCCACTTTCTTCTCCAAATAGTTTAGGGTAGCTGCTAGTAATTCGTTTCTTAAATGGTAAAAAAAAACCACAGCACCTAAAGCTACATTTAAAGGCGCGTACTTCATGACATCTGCCCAAGTAGAAGTACCGTTGTATTCTTCTATTTCGTATTTATCCTTGATCTTTCGTGTGATTGGTCGATACATTACAGCCATTGCACGATGTAAATTATGTACATCTCCAAAGTTTGTATCTAAATCTATATACTCACCGAATGAGATGTTCTCAAGATCAGGAATAAAACCAAATTCTTTATCTGCAATTTTAAACGTGTGTTGAAATTTAGGCTTTTCGCTAAACATCTCACTAAACTTTTCCACCAATCTATTTACATCAGTCATTTTGATTTGCACGATATGCTTTAATTCTATACCACAAAATATTTCTATCATTTTCTGTGCTATGAATTCATCATCATTGGAATCCTCGCTTATTTTCATAAACTCTTGATAAGATTTCAATGGAATCTCTGCTGTTGATGTTGGCACTAAAAGTTCTAACTTCATACTCTATTAACTTTTATTTTCATTATTGTTATACATAAGTGCGTAGCTGTAAGCTTCAGAAAGCAGTACAAAGTGTTTACGCATACTCATAGGATTGTCTAATACTATCTTTACTCTGCGATTCGTCATTTTGTAGATATACTCTTCTACTACGGCCTTCATTGTTTCTATCTCCATCAGTATATGTAGTATTTCCCTTGTGCGTTCTTTAGTCCTATTGTTTCCATCTCGTGGTATCTAAGTGCATCCAGTCCATGGTTATTGTAGTCAATAGGTTTGTTTAGCTTTGTTCCTGACTTATCCGTATCCCAAATGTATCCACGTAGTTCTTTTATTAGATTCGTGCTGTTAGAAGTAACTAAATACTCTTGTGATTGCATTACTTGAATACCGTAGTTAATTGAATCCTTACCCTTTGTTACACCTCTTATAGTTTTACCGAATCGTCTAATCTCGTCAATAGATTTAGGTTCTGAACTATCTGCATATATCGGAATGTTTGACGGAAGTATCTTAGCTATGTCAGAATTTAACATACCTGTTTGGTAGCATAGTTCATTAATGATTCGTTGACCATTCCAATTATAAACCTCAACTACTGCTGTAGGATCGTTTGTATATCCAAAGTCTAAACCTATGCCGATTAACTTTGCTTCCTCTGGTATTTTATCTATCTGCTTCCAATTGCTAAATATTACACCTTCTAAACTACCTATTTGACCTTCGCCGTACACTTTCCACCAGTTAGCCCAATAAGAAGATGTTTCTGCTTTCTGTCTGTTCTTCTCTATTTGTTCTACTATAGATTGGTCTAGTGCTTCATTATCTTTATAGGTGAGTATTATAAAGTCGCTATCTGGTTCGTCTTTTAGTTCTTTATGTACCCAAAACTCCGTAGTAGGGTTAAAATCCAAAAACACCTCTTTCTTTGTACGTATGGATAATTCGTTATACGCATCGAATGTAATATTGTTACACTCATTTATATATAGGATGTCGCGCCTTGCACCTCTTAATTTAGATGAATCATCAGCACTAAAGAATTCTATTACCGAACCATTATGAAATTCGTAACGTAGCAATGATTTATTAAAGTGTTCGTCAATATATCTGTTAGTCCATTTCATGATCTTTAAGAAATCACGCAATGCACCCCTACGTAGATGTGGTATTGTTTCTGCTACTACGCTTATTTCTAATCCATCTATACGTGCAGCTTTATCTATTAGGATAGGTAATATTCCAAATGTCTTTCCTGCCGATGTTCCGCCTTGAACAATTTTAATCCTCTTTTTTAAGGATAACATTTTTTTTATGGCAGTTGTTGTTTTAAACATTCTTGTATTCCTAAAGTGTTTTTAGTATCCAAAATCACGGGGGTAGTATCCCCAAAACATTGGATTTAATTATTGGATTCCTGTTCAGTATCTATATCGTCATCCAAATTGAACAATGGCTGTTCGATAACTGTCTGTTCTACCTTGTCAACTAAGTTGTTTAAACGCTGTGTTATGCTTGGATTATAGATGCCTGCCATACCTCCAGAGATTTGATCTTGGCGAATTTCTCTACGTATACGTGAACAGATGCTTGAAAATTTAGTATATCTTCTATTCGTATTAGCAAAATAGTTTTCTAGTCCATGTATTACGCCCTTATCCATACAGTAACAATCAAAGCCTTCCATGGTCAAAGGTCTTTCTAATTCGCTGTATTCACTCCTTCCTTCTTTACCTACAAAGGTGTGTTTAAGTATAGGGTTGTTCTTTGTGTGGAATTTATATTCTTGGAATAGTTCCCACATCATTTCGGGGCTATGTATTTTATTTGGTCTTCCCATTATTGAAATAGTTTACCTTGTTGATTTAATTCTTTTATAACATCGGGATTGTTATCGTAGTGTGTATCGATGTTTAACTCTTTGATCTTTTCTACTTTTGCTTTATTACTTCCTGTTGCGTAGACTTTTGATTCGGGGATTTGTAGTCTGTTTGTTCTTGGTAGCATTTCGTCTTTTGTATTCCTTGCCGAAATTACATACACATCTGCTCCTTGTTCAATTAGACTCTGCGCTAAGTCAAATCCTTTCTTTGTATTTAGAACTCCGTCATAGTCAAAACTTATTTTAGAAGCTGCGAGATGTTCTTCCCATGCTGATCTACAGATTGCTGCTCTTTGTTCTACTTCGTATTCGTTTATCATTTTATCGTCACTCATGCATCTTTGCATAAAGTCAGATTGGTGTTCACCTTTGTTTGGGTTTGGTATTGGCATTAGTCTAAGTTAATTATATCATTTCCTGAATCTCGCATAGCTTTTACTAATTGTACTATTGAGTAGCACATTATTCCTAAAAAGGCTATTGCTGACATTAGAATAACTAGTTTCAT